ATTAGATTTAGATCGAAGATTTGCTGCAACTAATGGAATAAGCTTGGGATGTAATGGTGGAGTATCTGAGGGAAGTGAACTGGTAACCAAATCTTCATCTGACTGATGATCTGAACTCATTGGTATTACTTGATGCATTGCATGGGTAGTTAGACAACTCAATAAAAGCGCTATACCTATACGAACCATCATTCCTCCTCGAATTTAAACTTACTTTGATCTTGCCATTGCACATACATGCTATCTACATTCAACGGCTTAGCAGTAATTGGTTTGCCGTCGGCGTCTAGATTACTCACAATTTCTTCTTTTACAATCTCGAACTGATGATCTTCTTTTCGAGCGCCAGAAAGAATGCGATTAATAGAAGAAAATGCAGAACGATATGGCTTATCTTCATCAGAATGTAGATCTTCTATAAGAATAGAAACTGCATCTTTCAGCAGTAATTTTATCAAAGTGCTTCTTAAAACTGCATCAGTAGTTGAATTAATTTCAAATACTTTGTTATCGACAGTAATAGTAAAAGACTTCCAATCTTGAGAAAGTTCTTTATACAGCAAATCGTATAAATCGTTTATACCATGAATAATTTTACTAATTTCTTCCATGTTCACTCCTAGGAAAGACATTGCCCCCAAGAAAGGTCAAAACAGGGGGCAATGAAACAAAAGTACCACACTAACCATCATTGAAAGTGAGATAGCGATATCATAGCGGATTTATCGATTGAATCAAGATTATATAACAAAGATAACCCCTCACCAGGGAAACTAATGAGGGGAAAAAAGAGTGTTACCAGGGAATGAATTAACCCGATAACAGCAATATTATACTGCATGCATTAATAATTACTAACATCTTCCTGAAAGAACTTAGGCATAGATGAGCCATATCCCATTGCCTCATTATATCTCTTCTCCAATGCTTCTGGATTAGAGTTGTTAGAGATTTTAGGCAATCCAATGCAGAGATATCTCATCGCATCGCAAAAATGTGAGGACCAATCATGTAATGGATTAGTCTTATACACCTTACGCTTAGGATCATATTCTTGCTGATAGTTCTCTAGAGCTTTTATGAGTGGCTCACAAGCTTTTTCATCAAACCACATCTTTGGTAGATTGCGCCTCACTGCTTCTATGCCATCTTCTATACTTGGCTGCTTCTCTGTATAGCGTACAAAAGTGATTCCAAGATCGTGCATAGTTTTCCAACGTGATATGCCAGTGCCGAGATCATGCACAGCAATATCAAAGGGGGCCAGATGCTTTCCGTACGTGTAAGGCTTCTCCAAAACGATCTTAGCATAGTGATCCAATCCTTTCTTATTATTCTCATAGCAATCTATGATACGAATTGTCTGTCCAATAATCTGAAAGAAGATGATCGTAGTAGGATCATTATAACCCAAGTCCCAAGCAGTGTTAACCGGATGATATGGTTCCCATGGCACTAAGGAAATCTGAGTCTTGCGACGAAGATTATCTATGTCAGTACTGTAGAATGCGCCACATGCTCCCAATTCGAACGAAGTCCAGTACTCCTGCATAGCCATAGCCTCTGAGATCTGTCCTTCTTTTATCTCGCGCTGTATCTCTTCAAGGGGAATATGTTTCGTATCATCTATAGTAAGCTTCTCGCAGAACCAAGTAGGAGTATTAAGAGCTACTTGATACAATTCCCAAAGATGATTCTTTGATCGAGGCGTAGATATAAACATAGCAAAGCCATTAGATGCATTGAGAATTGGTATAGCAAACTGCCAAGCCCTTGGATCTTGTAATGCAAACTCAGAGAAGATCATGCCGTGAGCATTAGTACCTACAAGAGTTGAGTCATAATTATCAGACCCTACCACCAATATCTGAGAGCCATTGATAAGTCTTATACGCATCTGCTGTTCATTGCGTGATTCAACTATCTCTTCTGGAATGTATTTATGCATTACTCTATTACCCTGAATATCGATAGCATCCCAAAGGATTCGACGACCAGATGAGAACTCAGGGAATATATACATATAGGTGCCTACGCGCCTCAAGGCTGCACGAACTAAGAGCGCTAGAGCGCATATATCCTTGCCGGCACGTCGTGGCCATACGACTAAGAATCGCTTGAGTTTTCCTTCCTCAAAGGCACGACAGAGGTTGCGTTGATATGGCCTTGGTATAAATTTATTGAGCTTGATCTGTGTTTCGGGTAGTAGATTCATCACAACTCTTGCACTTACAGATTGGGAATATCTTATTTTCTACTGCATCTTTATGAGCATTATCGAGATCTTTTAGAAAGCCCGTTAAATCCTGTTCCGGAAATAGCCTCTGTGCAGATGCATACCCAGGATGAAGGACATCATTGAGCGCACGAAATACCATAGATAGGAGAGCACTCTTTTCAATAGCTTCATCTTCGTCCTTGGCTTCATCTTGTATCTTCTTTAATGCTTTAGCTAATGCAGTTAGATGATCGAATCCCCTAAAAAGGATATCTTTAATGATACGATCTTGGGGAAACATACAATCTCTTAATTCTTGTTCACTCATTATTTACCTATTCTCTTATACCATTCATCCATATCGAATGGCTGTATGTTGTTATCTCTTGCCCATTTGGATTCTTGTTCTCTATCATGAGATTTCATAGCATCAACGATCTCTTGAATGCGTTCAGTAGTAGAGTTATGCCAGCATTCTTTACTTACTTGGCAACAAAAGTGCTTGGTCATACTATAGGCTCGAGAATCTGCTTTATTACTTCTCTGATATTATCCATGTTGTTATGCTTCTCAGCAATATTCTTGAGTTCTTTTTTGCGTTCATGATCAAGAGTTTTATCATCCTCAAAGAGGGCAGAATAGAGATGCATAGAACTAGAGAGGAACTTTTGATCCTGCTTGATAGCTATCGATTCTCTTCGTGCAGCAAATAAAGTCTTAAGATAGTCTGATGCTTCCTGAAGAACTTCATACTTCCTTTTCCACATCTGCCATGTTTTCTGTGATATTTTCTTTAGAACTAGGAAATCATTTTCAAATAGAGCATTGAGATTGGTCTCTCCCCACTCTATCATCTCATTAGCTAAATGAAGCGCTCTTTCCTCATTCATAGCGGCTTCAAAGAACCTTTTTCGTTCAATATGTTCTGGAGCAATCGAATGTATTACCTTCGTTGACCCTTTTAATCTTTTACTGCTAGTATTGAGGGTTTTTGCCATCTTACTCTAACTCTCTAATAGTAAATTCTGTCCTTGGATCTGCTGAAAATATTTTTTGTGCATTAATGATGGAGACGATATTATCATCTGTCATTATAGTCTTTGTTGCTACTATAGCATCTAATAATAATTTTATGAGGTTGTCTAGATCTGGCTTTGTATGATGATAGATTTTGGAGGTCTTTTTGTCTCTGAATGGTTTTTTCATATGGAAGGTTATGTCTATTGAAATTGCGGTCTTAAAGATGGGGTCTGAGCCATGTTGTTTGATGAGATAGAGGCCGAAGGCAATCTTCTCATTGATCTGGGTATCATAGAATTTCGTGCCACACATTGCAGTTTTCCCTATTCCAGCTCTACGCCAGGGTATGGGAGATATTGGAATGGTGTAGTGTTTTTCTCTCATAGATCTCCATGTATATTCGGAGTGTGCTTCCATTCTTGCATGATTATTCTCACTATAGTCATTACTTCCTAGCTGTTCGTCTGTAATCATACTTTCTAACCACTAACTTATACGCTTCTGGATCTGTTTTGTCTTTAGAAATGTTATTCATCTCTTCTTCATAGTCTTCATCATCCTTTCCAAACTCTGCTGCTTCATCGATATTAACTTTGAATCTATTGAGCAGTGCTGGCATAGATTTGGGATCTTTCTTGATCTGTTTCCATCTATCTTTCATTCCAGGCGCCATTCCTTTCATGATCTCAGCCAGACTTCTAAACCCTCCACCGCGAACAAAATCCTGCGTAAGCAAAAGAAAAGAATCTCCCTCATTAAGAACGCCGTCGAAGAATTCTATTTGCTCTTGGGCGAAGTTTACACGTTCTTCCATAGTCATGTGTAGAGGGTCATCAGGGTTGTTATCGTCTTTTCCAGAAGAAGGAGAATGGTTGGCATTCGTAGCTGCATTGACTATCTTCTTGGCAAAGGTCCCCATCCTTCCTGTTTTAGGGAATCCAGCGGCTTTCTTCTCAAAAGAACTAGCCACCGCAGAGAACCAACTTGTAGCGCTGGTAGGATTGGTCAAAGATCGTTGTTTGTTTTGTCGGTATAGTTCTTTTCGTGCGTATTCCAATGCTTCGAAGGAATACCGCGACAATTGTTCCTGTTGTTCTATAGATAAATTATAAGCTTGAGCTATAACAGTAATAATTGATTGTTGATTCATTACGTCCTCCTTTGGGCATAATTCACGTTCGTCTATAGTTATTGATGGATTATTTATAAATAAATGATTTGATGTTTCCCCATAGCCAGCCTCATACCAGTCATAACCCTCATTGCGGATGGTAACCACCTGATATTTATTTGAATATATATTCCTTATATTATTTAGTGTGAACTCTTCACCTAAAACACTGATGAATAGGAACGAAACATGCATTATGAGTTTGAGAGCAGAAAGCTTCCACTTAAGGCGTTCACGCTCATGAAACAGGATAGGATTAAAGAAGTATTCGCAGCATCGGTTAAAGCCCATCTGACGATAGCTAATAACACCAAGATCTCGCCACATAGCCAGAATCTTATTTATATACTCACGCGTAACATCAAATATAGCCGCTAACGTACTCTGAGATATAAAAACACGGTGATGATGACTCTTCATAAAGATAAGACGATTGAGAACCTCTAGCATAAGAGGATTATTCTCATCCATAACCCCTTTGATCAGGGGATTTATTTTATAATTTGTTTGACTTGTTGTGATAAGCATGTTAGTTTTATCTCACAATTGAAATGTTAACAATGAAATGTTGATGCGTTTCTTTTGACTATGTTATTTTATTAGTCCTCAAGGCTATATTTAACTAGTACTACAAATAAGGCTTACTTAAAACGTGAGTCTTTTTTGTTCCTAAGTTCTCATTCCGCTTTTTGAAGAGTTGCGGGAATGTTTACAAGTTTAAAAGACTCAGGGTTAAGATTCCTGGGTCTTTTTTATTTCATAGATGTCTTCAAAAAGGGTGGGTTTTTAAAGACCTGAGCGTACATCGCTCTTTAGCTTGTCTATGCCGTTCGACTGACATAAACAGAGTAAATTGTAGCTATTTTAAGGTTCGAGTCAATCTATTCTGAACAATGAGCGATCCCAAACATCCTCGCATAATCACCATATTCTGTTTTCTTAATAATGCTGCGCTCTATCATTGATGCCAATATAGACTTCAATTCTGATGGCTTAATATTCGATTGTATGGAAAGATCTTCTAAGTCCAACGGTGATTCTAGCAAATCTACTATGCGTTGCTCCATGGGCGATATATCTTGTTGTTTTTCTTCCTTTGGTCCGGATGTGGGCTTGTAAAGATAATACCTTGTATTATTCCTCAGTATTTCCTGGCATTTATCATAGGTATCTTTTGTTATAAAGGTGGGAAAAATGTGCGGAAATTCTTTGCCACATATACTCATGATGCCTATGTAAAATTTAGATATGATGATGTGATGAATCTTTTTTCTAACCATTTTTATGGTAGGGTACTTACTCACTATATATTTATGAAGAGAGTTAATAGAATGTCCTCCCTGACTGAAGGTATTTATTATATCCTTCACTATGACCATTTCTTGTTCATCAACGTACACAGTTCCCGCTTCAGAAAACTTTCCCCTATTCAGGCTAAATGTTGTTTTATATCCAAAAGGACATCTTCCTATCCATTTCCCTTCCGAAAGAGGCTTAACCCAATGTTTAGGTATTTTTTTTGATTCGTTTTTTAAAACATGCTTATACTTTTTAATTTCTTTATGACAGTATCTCTGTTTATCCCTAATTATCTCGCATTGATTGAATTTATCTTTATCAATAATATGCTCATAATTGTGAGCATATTCTATCCCAATGTAAGACATTATCCCTATATAAAACTTGTTTTTTATAATGTATGAAATTCTTTTTTTGGTAAATCTTGGAGAAACATTTGGAAATTTTTCGTTGCAATCTTTTGACAACTCCTCCATGTTTATGTTGCCCAATGAATAAGCGTCAAAGATATATTTAACGATAAATGATTCTTGAGAATCAACAATTATATTTGACACCGTTCTGTATGTTCTATTGTCTTTAGAATCTTTCTTGTATCCAAATGGTGGGACCATGGGATAAAAACCTTTAGACATATGAAATATTCTTGCCTGATTAATCAAAGACATCGAACTTCCTCAACAATTTATCAAATGATCTATATCCAAATGCTTCCTTCAAATGAGATACTTGGATGCTAGCGCTATCTTCTAAGTCTGCAATCGTCCTCGCTACCTTGAGCACTTTATGATAGCCACGCATTGAGAGATCAAATATCTCAAATGCTTCTTTCATATACTCATCCGCTTCCGGCGAGAGAGCAGCATATCTATCTATGAGCTCGCCAGAAATAAGACCGTTGTATTTTTTGTCCACATTACGAGAAAATTGTCTTTCTATTGCATTATTAACCCTTCCAGCTACTTCACTCGATGATTCTATTCGCGCTCTGCTATCGATGTCTTTATAATCAACAGACGACAAGCATACTTGCATATCAATACGATCCAATAATGGGCCAGAAAGCTTAGACATGTAATACTTAATCTTGGCCAAAGAACACACACATTTATTCTTCTTATCCCCAAAATATCCACACGGACAAGGATTAAGCGCAGCTACCAACATGAAGCTTGCAGGATAAGTAGCATTATGCTTACCCTTTTTAAGATGGATCTTCTTCTCTTCTAAGCATTCTCTTAAAGATTCCATACAGTATTTTGAGAACTCTAGGAACTCATCCATAAACAGGATGCCATTATGAGAAAAGCTAATCTCTCCAGGATAGGGAGGCTGACCACCACCAATCAGCCCAGCATGGGATGTAGAATGGTGAGGAGATCTAAAAGGTGGATAAAGAACTGGCTTATTGCCCTCAAGCTTACCCCCAGAAGAATAGATGCGAGTAGTATCAATAATCTCTTCAAGCGTAAGCTTTGGCATAATAGTGCTTATACGCTTTGATAACATAGTCTTACCAGAACCAGGAGGCCCATAAAAGAGAATATTATGCCTGCCTGCTGCTGCTATTTCCAATGCTCTTTTCGCTTGCTCTTGACCATATACCTGGTTCAAGTCCAAATCCAATTTCTGTGATACTTCCTTAATCTCTTGAGGAATAATACGAATGAACTTATTGATATCCATCACATCCTTAATATCCTCAATCGTATAAATCTCAACATCAGGTATAAGCGAACATTCTTCTCTATTGCCTACTGGAATTATAAGCTTTTTCTTACCCATCTCCTTTAAGGATAATGCCATAGAGAGCGCATTGTTAACCCTAAAGAGCTCCCCGGTTAATGAAAGCTCTCCTACCAGTACTGCATCCTGCAAAAAGTCTATTACAGACTGATTGATCTTATAATTTGCCATCAAAAAAAGAACTGCTAAAGGCAAATCAAAGTGAGATTCATTCTTAGTTAAATCAACCGGCAATAGATTAAAGACGTATTTACCATTTTTAGCATCTATAGAATATTTCGATAATATACTCGTGATCTTCTTTCTAAAGTTGCTACCCATATGAGTGTTAATACCAATAAATGAGAATGATAGCTCATTAAACGGTAAACATACCATCTCTACTCTAATTAATTTAACATCTATCCCTTCCGATAGAGCACTATGTACCACTAGTGAATTCATCTCGTTCCCTTCCACCCAAATACTTCTCTATCTTTGATAGTGCAGAAACTGTCGTAGCTCTATTGTTGTGCATAAAATCCCTGAACGTTCTATAGTTTATCCCTATATTCGTATACAACTGCCTATATGACATTGGCTCCTGTATCAGCAACCTCTTTAATCTCAATCTTAATTCATTGTGCTCTAGCATCTATTCTCCAAAAGTAACATATATAGTATATATAGTAACATGTTGTAAAAAGATTGCAAATTATGCTATATGTGGTAATATAGAGTTATAACAAAAGCACAACATAACCAGGGATGAATGATGGAAATAAAGAATAACCAAGTGATTTTAGGTAAAAAATGGATTTATGCCGAATCTCCAGAAAACCCCATACGGACCATATCTTTAGACTATATTAGTAGCTTCATGTATCAACTTCATATTTATGAAGATTTAAGACAACTACAGTCAGCTATTCAAGAATCAAGACGCCATATGGACAGTCATTCAGTAGAAGTAAATAAATCAGATATTCTGAAAGAACTTAAATACATAGAATCTATGGTAGAAAAAATGAAAGAATCATTGCGACCATATCTAGGTTAATCATGTTAACATTCACGGATATCATTGTTTTAGGTACGTTGTTTTTCATCATGGGATTATCAGTGGGCATACGCATTGGCTATTTTAATCACGATGGAATAAAGAAACAACTCATTGAAAATCATAAGAAAGAATATGAAGAACATTAAACACTGCTCACAATGCAAAGCAACAGTAAAATCATATGTAATCACACCAAAGGGATTATTCTGCGGTGTAAAGTGCGCAATGAGAAAGTAGATAGATAAAATATTGCCCTACAAGGAATAATAATGCCTGAAATAACAGATAAAGAATTAAAAGAAAGATACCCAAACATATATCAGATTTTAAAAGCAGCTCAAGATTTTAAGAATTCATACAAAATACTTATAGAAGAAATTGCTTTCATAGACGCCGAATCATCAAAAGATCCGTCATTCGAAAAAGAAGAGCGGCTAAAAGTACGACTTGGAATACTGGATGGAACTATAAAATATTCAATAGACTTGGTTAATGATGGAATAAAAACGTTACAGGAAGTGAGCGCTATAATCAATAAAGACAGGTCTACGAATGAACAACACTAAGAAATGTTCATTCTGCAAAAAAGAATATGATGGTCCCTCAATAAAAAGCAATATATGCGACAGTCCTTATGAATACTGTTCAGATATCTGTCTCATAAAGGTTTATTTAGGCGTACTTATGATCGATAATCCAGATTTCAAATTAGATGGAATATGAGGAAAAATAATGGAAACAATAGAACTCATAAAAATTCAGGATATGCTCAACGATCTTTTAAAGAAGATCCAAGCTATGAGCGATAGCAAGATCGTTCAACCTGAGGCATATTCATCTGCGGAAACTCAGCAGCTTGATACTGCATTAGCTAAGGCTCAAGCTGAATTCTTAGTTGCAGGAGAAAACAAGAATAATCCATACTTCAAGAGTGCATATGCTGACTTAATGTCTGTAGTGCAAGCCTCTCGTCCAGCATTGACCAAGTATGGTATATCAGTCATCCAAAAGATTATTGATGCAGACGATGGTAAATGGTTGATAACCAAGATGAAGCATAATTCTGGAGAATGGGAACTCTCTAAAGTTCGCATAGTACCCGCTAAAAATGACGTACAATCAATCTCTTCTACGATCACCTATATGAAGCGCGTATCTTACGTATCATTGGTTGGTGTGGTTGTAGGCGATGAAGATGATGATGGTGAAGCAGCCGTAGCAACCAGCAGAGATACCTATGCAAGAGGAGTAGCTCTCAATACCAAATACAATCCTAGAGATGAAACTCCAGAAGTCATAACTACTGAGCAGATGGAAGAGATGAATCTAGAACTCGCCGAATATCCAGATATCGCAGAGATGATACTAGAAGGATTGAAATTGCAGAATCTCGCAGACCTTCCAAAGTCACGATACCATGCTGCCATGAAAAGGATTCGCGAAATAAAATCTTTACGGAACGGAACTAAATAATACATAAGGAGTAAGTAGTGAAGAATGGATTATTAGAGGTGAATGAATTCATGGATAAGCTCGAGATGATCATAGTGGCATTGCTTGCTATAGGTGTAATAACCTTCTCTCTTTTAGCCTATTATGTTTGTCAGTGCTTTAATGAAATATTTAGGAAGTGATATGGATTTGAATGCATGGATGGGAGGGATGTTCAAGATAACATTAGTTGTTATCATTGCATTATGCATTATGATATTTAATTCATTTAATAAGGAGAACGATGATGAAGAAAAATTTAATGATATGCATAGCAAGTTTACTGTTTACCACAGGATGCGCTAAATCTAATAGTTGTGAAGAGCCCAATGTTCATGTAAAAGAGATGCGTAATACCATCGTCAATATAGAACATTGCCCACGATTCATAGAGGATATTCCTAGTGCATTTGTAGCATTAGCTAAAGCATGCAAAGCAACTGGCTTTAAGATGTGCACCGTAAACAGCGAATCAGTATCACAAGAAGTATGGGTAATCTATATCTATACCCAACAAGGCTATGCTGCTTTGTGGATCAATAAGAAAGATGAAAGCTGCACGCTAGAGTTCTGCTCCCAAGATGTTAATCATAACTATGCAGACTTTCTTG